GTGGCTATGCGAGCACGACCGCAGCGACAAACTTGGCGAATGGGGCGAACGCACAGTTGGAGCCTTACACCCACAGCTACACGGTTTCTTCCAGTTTGACGAAGGGCGGTTCGGGTCCCACTGGGGACAACATTGGCTATCTCGATCAGACTTACGAGGACCTCGCAACAGGGTTCCGCGTCACGATTGTCAACCCCTCCGATCACGCTTCTTACGGTGTACCGAGCATCGCAGCGGGCTACAGCTTTACGCCGTTTGATACTCTCACCTTCACGGTAGCGGCTGATAGCGCCACAGGCGCACATCCCGCCGTCCGTGCTTGTGGTACGTCAACCAACGGCGCTTTCGCTGAGCCAACGAACACGGCAGTGGCTAACAACCAGATCGCGATACAGGGTCTCTACACCACGGTCACCTCGAATTTCGGTTCGACCTCTGGCGACACGGTTCTTGTCAGCACGTTCCGTGGAAGCGGCAACAACCCGAATATCGGTGAGTTCTACTATGTCTCGTACACGACCGCGAAAACGGCGGCGGACTACGCGATCCATTTGTACACCGACCCGAAGGTTGCTTACGCAGTCTACGGTCCTCCAACCAGTCTGAACAACCGCGTTTCCGTGGCTATCCAGTTGATGGCGGCGAACGGCGTGCAAACTTTCGGCGTCGTCCAAGTCCCAGTGGTCCCGGGCACCAATCAGGGAACCTCGCAGGACTTCATGAACGCGATCCAATCCCTCACGGTCAATCTGCCGGGTCTCAACCAGAAGGCAAACATCATTTGCCCACTGAGCACTGACCCAGTTGTTCACCAGTTCTTGAGCCGCCAGTTGACGACTCAGGCGAACGTCCGTCAAAAAGGCGAGGCTATCGGTTTCGTCGGCTACGATCAGTTCTCGACGCCCTCAACGATGTCGGCCAACGCCGAATCGCTGTCGAACGCTCGTATGATCGCAATCGGCACCCCTGTCGCGGGTATCCTCATCACCAACCCGAGCACGGGCGTGGCGGTGGAATACGCGGTAAGCGGCGAATTCATGGCAGCCGCCATGATGGGCTTGGAAGCAAACCCCTCGAACGACGTGGCGACTTCGCTCACGTTCCAGAATTTGGTCGGCTTCAGCCGTCTGCTCATCACCTACGACGATCCGACGATGGACAACATGGCTTCGAACGGTTTGACCTGCCTGTTGAACAACAACGGCGCACTGCTCATTCGCCACTACAAGTCTACCGATCCGTCGAACCCGCTCACCAGTGAGCCGACGTGCACCACGATCACAGACTACGTGTCGCAGCAGTTCCGCGTCACCCTCAAGCAGTTCATCGGTCGCAAGCTGCTCGACTCGCTTGTCACCGACATTCAGGTGGTTTGCAATGCATTGCTGACATCCTTGGTCAACCAACAGATTATCGCTGGATACCAGAGCTTGTCGGTCGTGCAGGACCCAACCGACCCAACACAGGCCGATGTCACCGTCACATTCAAGCCGATCTTCAGCTTGCTGTATGTGAGCGTAGTGTTCACGGTGCAGACGCAGTTGAGCTAACTTGAAACGGAGCTAAGGAATGAAGGTATCACCACAGGTCACACAGGCAAATGGCATCATTACCTTGAAGCTCTACGCTACGTTTGTCGGTGACCCAACTGATGCGAACGACAAGGCGCTTATCGCGGCTTTTGGCGATCCTACTGTTAACATGGCTGGATCGTTTCAGGACCCGAACAACCTTGCGTTCACGTTTTTGTTCCCTGCTACCGATGTGATAGTGGGGATCACGACGCAGATGAGTTCGCATCCTGTTCGTTTTATGTTGGCTTTGCCGAATGCACAGAATCCAAATCGGCCCGCTCCGATTCAGGGCGAGTTGGATTGCATCACAACGAACCCAAGTGAGGCGTGTGAGGCGTATTTCACCGTTATGTGTCAGCGCATTACGCAGGCGATGATGATACTCCGACAGAAGATGTTGGTGCCAACACTTACACCTGAAACGATTTAAGAGGACCACGATGAGCAAGTTGATGGAGCAACGCAAAGCAGCAAAGACAAAAAAGTCAACGATCATCCTGTCCCTTGAAACGGTACGGGATGCAATCACCATCGGTAAGTCGCTGTTGCAGAAATACGAAGCCGAGGGCACTAACGATCCACAAGTGGAGCAAGCCGTCCAGCACTTGGAAGGGCTGCTTACTAGCCAGCCAGACCAGATGCAATCAGAGGGTGCAGTGAACGTCGAAGATTATTTCGACGATGCTATTTTGCCTGAGGTAGCACGTCAGGCTAAAAATGAGGTAGACATGATCGCACAAAAGCGTCGGGAAGCACGTCCCGTACAAGCAGCAACGCAATCGACACAGCCCGTAGCCCAGCCCCAGAAGACCTCTGCCGTTGGCAACGATCAGTTTGTGTCTGATCGCGACGAAAAAGGCAACCCTAAGGCCCCTGAAAAGGCTGAAGTTCCCCGTCTCGCCGCGAAGAAGAAAGAAGCGGTTCCCGTACCCGTTCCCGCCGCTCCCCCAGCCGCCGCCCCCAAACCTGCTGTTGGTGGTGGAGCATTCGACTCCCTCCTCGACAAACTGCCGTCCGATGTCCTCGCCAAGTGGGTCAAAGACTTGACTGGCAATGAAGCTTTCGAGCAGGACAAGGACGTACAGGCTGCCGTTGAGAGCTTGGCTGGAAAGCTTCAGGCTCGTCCAGTTGAGGCGGCTCCTGCCGCCCCCGGTGCCGCACCGATGGCTCAGGCCGCTTCTGCAAAGAAGGCGGAAGCATTCGGTGGTAAGCAAGCTCCTCCATTCGGCAAGAAAGACGAAAAGAAAGACGAGAAGAAGGATGACAAGAAGGCGTCCATCTCTGGTTTGAATTTCGTCGCAGCCGAGCAGGAAAAGGTTGCCGTCGCACCTCCGGGCAGCGAGAACGTTGTTCACGCCCTCAAAAAGGAAGACGTTGACAACCCATTCGCCGTGGCATGGTCGATGTACAACAAGGGCGACAAGATGTCCGCTGTCAAGGCCGCAGCCGAGGTACTGTCAAAGATGGCAAGCGGTGCGGCTGGTGGGGCATGGTCAACCGATCAAGACAAGGGCAACATTACCGAAGATGGTGGACGTACACCAGAAGTCGGCGAAGCCCACAGCAAGATTGATGAAGCTCCCGCCCGTCTGGACCGTCCTGCAACGACGCTCCCGATCAAATTAGCTGGCGAGATGACGGCTCAAAAAGCTGTAAAGGAGGCGGAAAGGCTAGGCAAAGAGCTTAAACAAACCTACCTTGACGCCAAAGCGATCTGCACGGTGAACGATAGCCGTCCAGTTCGTGAGTTCGTAGAAAGTATCTTCCGTGCAGGTTCCATGGCTGATGAGGCGGTCAAGACCCTCAACAAGCTGGTCATGCAGGAAGAGTCCGAGGAAGCGGCTGCAAAAATCCGTGAGAAGAGCAACAAGAAGTCTTCTTTCAAGGGTTTGGCGCTGGTAACTTCGGCAGAATAAGGTTCGGGGAACGTAAAAACGCCGGGTCATCGTGCTTGGAATTTCACTGCCTTAGGGCCGTATCGTTACGTGCGATGAATTGGAACGAAGGTAGTCACGTTCCCCGAGCAGTGATTTTAGTTTTCTGGATTTCGCAACTACTAATTGAATGGGATTTTTTGATTGCGGTGTGTATCGTTGGTTGAACACGGTGAACGGCAAATCGTACATCGGCAGTGCAGCAGACATGAAAGATCGGCGGAAGCGACACCTGTGGGAGTTTAGCGCAGGACGCCATGTCAACAGAAAACTGTCAAATGCCTTCAAGAAGTATGGTGAAAAAGCGTTTGAATTCGAGATTTTGGCTTACTGTCCTGAGGAAGATTTACTGTGGCAGGAACAAATAGCCATCGATGCTTTTGATGCATACCGAACTGGATATAACATGTGTCCAGTTGCAGGTAGGCCGATGGCGGGACGAAAACATTCGGACAAGACCAAACAGCTAATGTCGGGTCCCCGAGGAAAACAGTCTGCCGAGTGGGTGGAGAAAAGAACGGCACCTAAAAGAGGGAGGCCGTTAACGCCCGATCAGCTTAAAGCTCAGATGGTGGGATGGGAAACCAGAAAGAAAAATAACTGGCATCCTTCCGCTGACGCAAGAAAAATTCAGACCGAAGCTTTGATTCGCAGTAATAAAAGTGAATCAAAGAGAGAAACTTCGGCAGAGAGTATTCGGAAGTTGAACAAGTCTAGGACTCCCGAATTCGTAGCATGGTGTATAGCCAAGGCTACGGCAACACGGTTAGGCCGTGAGTTCAACCAATCTAGACCCGCCGTAAGATATACGGCTTAGGAGAAACATCATGTCAGAAGGCGGATATGTTTATCGGCAAGGAACCTCGCCGAATACCGAAACCGTTATCTCGTCTAGATTCAAGATTTTCACAGACGCGGTAGACGTAGGCAAGTTCGTAAAGTTGGGTGTAACCTCGTCCTTCACTTACTCAGAATCAAAGACTATCGATGCCGTTCGCGGCCTCGGTTACGGCGACCAGATCGCAGAACTCGTTCCGGGCGTGACTCAGCCGCTCAGCATCAGCATCACCCGTACTTGCCTGTATCTCGCGAACCTTCAACAGGTCCTCGGCTACAAGGCTGGCGTGAGCGGTGCTGTTCGTTCGTTGAAGCATCACCGTTGGCCCTTCGATATCAAGCAGGAGATTGTGTTCTCCCAGCTTGCTACGGAAGACCCGGGTGCAACAACTCCCGAAGCTACGCTTGCTGACATCCCGAATGAGGGCGGTTTGAACAACCTCGGTAACCCGGGCTTGGTCGCTGTCGCAACCATTTACGAAGGGTGCTGGATGGAGTCTTATAACACGGCGTTCACGATTGATACCGCCGCTGTCACGGAAGATTGCACCATTACCGTCACCGATATTTTTGACGTGATCGGGTCGGTCTACGGCGAGTTCCTTGACTCTGGTCTTAACTAGGGTGATGCTACGGGTCGTTCGTTGCTCTTCGCTGGCACCAGCACAGGTCCCGTCTCCGTATAATCTAACTAGGCCGAGGCGGATACTCATCCGCCTCATCCTTCTGAAGGTAATGAATGAAGCCTAGAAATCCACTCCTACAAAAACAAGCACTCGACGAAACGATGGTCATGTGGAATGACCCCGAGTATGCCGAGCATCAGCACCATTCTGATCCTGATTTCACCACTCAGAACGGCAAGGATTACGCGGGGCGTAACTCCACCGAAGTCGAGGGCGGTGCGCTTCAAGACGGTATTCCCGCCGATCTCCTATCGGTTGAGTTAGGCAAGTCCGCAGACAAGGTACCAACCGAACCCGACCCCGAAACGGCGACGTTCTTCAAAGAGAGCGAGCCAAGTTCACCATTTTCCACCGCTGAAGAAGAGATTAACGGCATCGTCAATAGTCGGGGGTTTCAATATGGAGCCCGTGTCGATGATGGGACTACGCTGTGGGTTAGGGGGAAGGGTGAACGGCTTTCTTTCAACCCCAAGGATGGGATGGTCACGTACTCTAAGGATGGTAAGGCGGTAATGGCGTGTCCCATTGACCAACTCACTGTGAATCTCGGCAGGATGGCCAAGTCCGCCGCTCGTGCTTTTCAGGCCGCCATTCGCCCGTCGCCGACCAAGGTGTTTGAAGATAAAGTCGATCAAGCTATTGGGAAACAGCCCATCGCACCAACAGAACCTTCCGACGATGAAGTGATGAAAGCCCAGAAGACTCTCGAAAACGCTGGCGTGGGCGATCAGATTGGCGTCAACGCTGCGGGCGTGCCGACTAAGAGCATTAACCCCACGGGCGATACGCTTACTCATACCGATGACTACAAAAATTGCGCGGAATGTGGTGAACAGTTTCAAGTTGATCCTCGCTGGGGCGGAGATTATTGCTCAGCTTGTCGTCGCAAAATGCGGGAAGGCTCTGCGGAAGAAAGTCCTCAGCTTGAAGTGCTCGGCACCAAGATGAGCGGCTACGCTGGAGGCGGCCCGTTCACCTGCATGAACTGTGTGCACCGCACTCCGCACTCGAAGAACGCGGAGGGTAAGGAAGTGGATTCATGCAAGCACCCGAAGGTGATGGCGGACCCCGAGCTTGCGGATCGCCTGCTTCCTGACGGAACAATCGAAGTGGACTACGATGATTGCTGCACGTATGTGAGGCCACCTGAAAAGGGAGAAGAGAAAGAGGCGGCTGTCACCAAGACCTACGGTACGGGCACCCCTCCGGGTGGCACGCCTAACGATCCGAGCGTCGATGTTGAAGAAGAAGAGGGGGATAAAACCGCGAGTGCGAAAACAGCGGAGATCGGCATCCATGAGACGCCGAGATTTCTTCCTCCACGTGACGATATCCGTAGACACCTCGATACGCAGGTGCAGGATGAAGTGATGGAAGGCGTAATGGATGAGGACAAAACCGCCGATGCAGTTGAAGGTGAAGTCGTACCTCGTCGAGAAGGAAACTTCAAGCTGTACGCATTCCCGCCCGATACCCCGCTAGGTCAATATGGGGAAATTAAGCGCCCAGCCCCGAAGCACGAAGTTTGGTATGTGGGCGATAGAATCAAGGCCCTCCCAATCGTGCAGGAGAACTGGGGGCCAATAACTCACGAACAAGAAAACCAACTGCTGGATCGCGGGTATCTTGATCTACCAGATGTCAAGCTTCGTGTGACCTGCGTGGATTACACCAAGCCCACCATTCTACCAAAGAAAAAGCTTCAAGCCTCGGAGGAGAACGAATACTACTTGGATAAAGTCCGAGACATGAAGGACGAAGCCAAGCAAGTTTTCATGGTGGATGAGACCATGTTGCAAGAAGCTCAGGACGCGGGTATGACCATGGAAGACCTCTGGAAGGAAGTCGGTGAAGATTTCATCCAGAACTATTACGAATCCGCCTACTCGAAGTGGGCATCGATTGAGGTTGAAGAGGGGTTTAAGTGCCCTAACTGCAAGAGCACTAAGGGGAAAGCGGTGAAGGATGGCGTGGACGACGACCAAGGTCTACGGGAGTGCCTCGCCTGTAGGTGTTTTTACTAACTACCGCCTTCATAAATAGGGAACTCTATGCCATTCACGAAGATAGCCAATGCCGCCTTGCAGGAACCTGTCATCACACCTGATGATTGGGTAAAGTTGCATGGAAAGCACGTGTTTGGGCACAAGTCTGCCTCAGGCGGAGTCGCATCAGCGATGGCACGCTTCAAGACGGCAGCGGATACATCAAAGTATTTGCTTAGCCATTGCACCATCATGGCCTCGGTGATGACCGAAGCTGATCCATACGATTATCTCATCAAGCCAGAGTGTTCACACCTCGTCAACAACAACGATGATGCATGGACGAATGAGGTGTTGAAGCTGTCCCATAGTTCGTTCGTTGGGGCTTTTAATTTCGTGGAGCACTTCCAGAATTCGAAGTACGCGAAGGGGCACATCCTCGACGCGATCCTCCGTAAGATCAAATTGAGCGGCGATGGCTCCGTGTGGGTTTACTTTTGCGACATCCTCGTCGCCACGGACCTCGGGCACGAGAAGCTGATTAACGACATCCGCAGCGAGAAGGTCAAGTATCTGAGCATGGGCTGCGTGACCGACCTCGTTATTTGCAGCTATTGTGGCGCTCGCGTCACCGACCAAAACACTTATTGCAACCACCTGTCATATCAGAAGGGCATGTTCCTTGCGGATGACGATGGTATTTCACGCCGCATAGCGGAACTTTGCGGCCACAAGACCATGCCGAACGGTGGGGTCAAATTTGTCGAGGCGAGCTGGGTTGCTACCCCCGCATTTCCCGGGGCTGCAAAACGCAATACCGTGGCTGAGGAATGGGTTGGGCCGCGTACCAAATACACCAAATCATCGGATGAGTCAGGCAAGATGGCAAAAATTGCCAGTGTAAATGATGAATTCGAAACCGTTGATTTAGGGGATGCTTTAATGAACGCGGACCTGCGTGGGAGGCTTTTACACTAATGGCAAACAAAACGAACTCAAAACTGGCAGCCGCGAAAGCGGCACTTGACCGCAAACAGGCGGATTTGGACATGATTGATGACCAGATCATGGGTCTGGACTCGGGTATCCCGATGGACGCCCCCGCTACCCCCGAATTTGACCTCCTGACCGCGAAGCGCGAAGAACTTGAAGAAGAGATTCGCACGATGCGGGAAGGCGTTCAGTTCATCTCCGAGTGGGAGAAACTGAAGGGCGGACAGTGGTCGGAAGGTATCCGATCCCAGTTGGATGGCCTCGACTCCGAGATCGCCAACATCGCTGGCGGCGAAGCCGTTGCTCCGATGGGTGATCTGGGTCTCGGTGGAGCCCCCGCTGGCATAGGCGCTCCCCCAGTTGACCCGCTTGGGGTTGAATTACCCCCCGCACCAGAGGCCCCAATTGCTCCCGAACCCGCTGTGCTGCCGAATCCATCACCCGATGCGGCTACCCCCACCCCTGACCAGATTGACGCGGTGGATGAAGTTCCTGCACCAGAAGCAGAAGCCCCGCCTTTGGAACCCCCGATGGCGAGTGCGAAATCCGCAGTAAGCAAGAAAAATAACTATCAAACCTCTCAAAAGAGGGGCAATACTGCCCGTCCCGAGATGAAAAAGGAAGGCTCCAACATGGCAAATCCCACAAAGCCCTCGAATTTGAAAGAGAAGCTTGCAGAACTGAAAACGAAGCGCGAGACGATCAAGAAGGAAGCGCAGGTCCGTACCGCAGCGGCATATACCATCGCGAATACGATGCTCCCCGGCGCACCTGTCGAGAAGCGTCAGGCTTTCGCGGCCTCGCTACTTCAGGGAAACGACACCAAGTCCCTCGTTGCCGCCCTCCGTCAAACCGCGATCAACGCCCACTACTCCAAGGTCGCCGAGCAATTCAAAGAAGTCCACAAAGTCGAACTCAATGACCTCCTTGAAGACCCGTCCGTTTTGACTTCAGAGCGCAAGGCCGTCAAGTCCGAGATCACGGGTGACGCCAAGGCTGCCGCTACGAAGACCGCTGACGACCGCAAGGAAAACGGCCCACAAACCGAGACCTACAATGACGGTCGTGGTTGTGGTGGTGGTACTCACTCCGAGCCGAAGGAAATCGATGCGGGCAAGGCCGCTGAACGTCCCGACGCTGGCGAGAAACCGGGTCAGACCGTTAACCTCAGTGATGGCAAGTCCGCCGCTAAGAAGGTCGCGAAGTGCACTTGTGAAGGTCCATGCAAGTGCGATAACAAGGAAGCTGCCGTTGTCGATACAAAGGCTGCTGCTGAAAAGTGCGCCGACTGCGAAAAAATGGGCGCTGGCAAGATGTGCTCTAAGCACGCCTCGGCCAAGGCTGCCGCTACTTCGAAGAAGGCCGACGAACCACCGATGGATGCTCCATTGGACGCACCCGCTGGCGATGCACCCGCAATGGATGCCCCAGTCGATGCTCCGGTAGACGCCCCGATGGACGCGCCTGCGATGGAAGGTGACGCCGCTCCCGCCGATGACGCTGGCGCGATCCTCACCGATGAGAAGAAGATGGTCGTTCAGGAAGAGATCGACACCGTTAAGGATGCCGTTCGCGCTCTTGAGACCGAGCTTCTCGAAGAGAACGAGGAAGCCGAAGGCGTTCCTCTTGCTCTTGAAGAAGGCGAACCCTCCGAAGAAGAGCTTGACCTTTCGTCCGTGTTCGATCAGGACGAGATGGAAGACAAGGCTGCTTCGCTTGCCAATGAAGGCGACACCGAGCACATGGCTGCCGAAGACTTCTTCGCTCCCACTTCTGCCGCAGGCATGGAATCCGTGCTTGACGACAGCGGTATGCAGGTAGCCAGTATTGAAAGCTATTTCGATATGCAGGGCTCTGACGCCGACCCACTGTACAGCTTGATCGCTTCGGACGAGAAGATTGCAACCTCTGTCGAAGGCTTCGACGTGCTTGAGTCATTTACTGGCGAAGTTGCCAACAAGATGAAGCAGCAGGAAGCTGGAGCCGAGGGTCGCGACAACGAGTCGGATCACGACGAAGACCTCTTCGTCGAAGCAATGAAGGACATCAAGCCAGAAGAGCAGGGTGCAAAGCGCACTCCGCAGGACGCGGTTCCTCAGTTGCAAGCTCCGAAGTCCTCAGCCGACAAGAAGGGCAGCATCAAGCGTGTCCGTCCTGTCGTAGCATCACCGAAGCCCGTCGATATCGCCACCGCACTGTTCGGTAACGACGACGAGTAATTCAACGTCATCGGTAGTGACGCTAGGGGCCGCTAACCAGCGGCCCCTTACTTTTGCGGAAAGTAATGCCAGTCGGAGTCCCAGAACCACGGAGCGGCGAAGGTGTGCCGCTGTTTGGGGTTGAAGGCGTGCAGGTACATGTCTCCACAATGAACGGGATTGCACGAGCAGGTATGACTGGGAGCGTGCCCCGTCTCGGGCTCGCCCTCGTCATTCTTAGCCCACATGAAGTTGTGGATCACCGCTTTTTCCCGCGCCAAACTCCGAATTTGTGGGCGATGGTTTGCACCGTTCTCTTACTTACCCTAAATTTCTGTCCGATTTCTTTCTGCGTCAATTCGGGGTGCTCAATTAAAGTGTCACGGACTTGCCGTTGTCGTTCTTGTGATTCCTCGGTTCCCCCGTAATTCCATTCTCGGTTTTCGTGCCTTTTGATCCAATTGCAATTCGCACACAGCAATTGGTAGTGTTCGTGGACATCGGGGGTTCGTAAAATTTCCTTGAGGTGGTTGAAGTTGCCCCCAGCCTTGCGGTTTGCCCGATAGCCTCCCCCGTGTTTGTGGTCAATTTGAAGGCATCGGGGATCGGTACACCCTCTAGTGCCGTCTTTGTTTGTCCACGCACAATCGGGGTTTGCACAACGGTTGCCCAACAGGGCGAAGACTTCCGCCCGTAGTCGTTGTCGGTCAACCTTCATGCTCATCCCCAAATTATACCATAAAAATCGTCAGTGAACGAAGTTTTCCGTCTACCAGACTCATATACGAACGTGCTTTTCTATAGTCCTTAAGCCCCCAAAAGGCCGGATTGGAACTGCACAATCTGTTTCAAATTTGCTTCACAACTCCAAAGGGAGAACACTAGGATGAGTATCAAGATCACCTATCTGGGACAGAACGATTCCGCGAACTGCACCCCAGCCGTACCTCTCACTGGCGATCCGGGAACTGACCAACAGACGTTGGCGGCAGCTAACTACACAGGCGGCGTAATCGTTGCTCTTCTGTCCACGTTGAGTGGATACACGGGCAGCGGCTATGCTGGCTATGCGATTCAGCCTGCTAACCAACCCGCATTCGGTCTCATCGGGAACATCGTTCCCTGCGACACCGATGCAACTGCTGGAAACGTCCCCTTCGCTGTATTGCTCAATAACGGCGGCGAATTCGCTGGCGCTATCGGGCCGTCTGGCTCCAAGAAAGCACCTGTTGTCCGCGCAATGTGGCAGGCAATGGTTGACTATCAGGGCTATGACGCAGCCGCGACCTTCGTGATTGGACAGTATGTCTATTGCGGTGGCCACTCACACACAAACACTGGGCTGTATACCGATGCTACGCACACCCACGGCGGTTCCGCCACGGGTAACACTGCTGTCGGCATCTGCACCCACGTTCCATCCGGCCCTGAAGCTTGGCTCGGCGTAGCATCGTTACTGTAAAGGGGAGAAAAAGAACAAAATGGCAAACCTTTCTCGTACACAACAGCAGACGGCTATGTTAGGTCAGTTACTCAAGACCGCAGGTGGTCGTCAGAAATTAGCGGCGTCGTTGGGACCATCCCTCCGTCGTCGTCGTGACTATATGAGCATCGCTCGTAAGGCTCTTATGGTTGAAACATTACCCGATGGCGCACTTCCAATTTATGATAAAGAATTTGACGTTTCGGCGATGACTGTGGGCTCGACCCCCGGCTCGTCATTCGTTGAAGCCTTTGTGGTAGGTGAAGAAGGCGGCGACATCGTTCGTGTTACCAAGCCGAAACGTGTCACGGTTCCGACGTTTGAAATCGTGTCCAACCCGATGATTCCCATCACGCAGATTAAGGAACGTCGTTTCGATCTCGTTGCTCGTAGCTTGAATTTGGCGAAAGCCGAAGTCGGCGCAGCAGAAGATGGTTACGTGTTCAATCTGTTTGACGGCGTAGCAGCGGCGGCAGTGGGACACCTCGTAAACGATCCGGTTTACAACCCCGACATCGCCATCAACGCTCCCATCGACATCAACTCGTTGGCAGACGGCTTTGGTCAGGTTGCACGCCACGATCTCAGCGTTGCTTTCATCTTCTTCAATCCGCGTGACTATACGGACCTGTTGAAATGGACGCAGCAAAACATCGACCGCGAAACGCAGCGCAAGCTGTTGAAGACCGGCGTGATGGGCTACCTCTGGGGCGCAACGCTTCTCCAGTCTCGTAAAGTCGGCTACGGCTGCATTTACATTCTGGCGGACGCCGAGTTCTTGGGTGTGGTCCCAGAACGTATTCCGTTGACCGTTATGTCTGCCGACCGTCCTGACCTCCGTCAGATCGGTTTCAGCATCTTCGAGAACCTTGGCTTCTTGGTGTTCAACCCATCAGGCGTCCAGCGTTTGCTCGTCAACGGTCGCTTCAACGCGGCTCAGAACTACGGCGAGAACTAACCTTCTCGTTTGGTTCAAACTCAGGGCTCGGAGAAATCCGAGCCCTTTTCCTTTTTCCCTACTATTCGTCTCATTTTTGGGTATTACACCATAGGAGATTACCTTGCAAAAGTCGTATGTGGCCAAAAGCCCTATCAATTTTGTACAGTTCAACTTCAGAGTCAATGCGGGGGACATCCTTGTTCACGACACCACCAACCAACGGTTGACGGTGTACCGTAATGGGGAGATCGTTAAGACCATGAAGCAATCTTCGCTGGGTATGAGTGCTCTCCTCAAGGACCACTTTGCCGAGGAGGTGGTCGAGCACGCGCCTAAGTCGGTTGCTAAGCCAGTGCCACAACCTATCGACCCCGAAGAGTGTCAGCGAATGCTCAAGAACGTGCCGAAGCTCAAGCCTGACCTACCAAAAACTCCATCAACAGTGCAAAAAAAGAAGCATCCTCCGATCAAGATAGAGCTTAAAGACGAGATCATCTAGTGCCACGCAAAATCCAATGGTGGAAGACTGTCAGGAAGTGCGAAGGCCACTGTTGGTACTGCGGGTTCAAACCTGAAGAGCTTACCGACCTCACCGTTGACCACGCGGTGCCCGTCAGCCGAGGCGGGGAAAACGCCGATTGGAACCTCCTGCCCGCCTGCGAATACTGCAACCGCCTGAAGGACTCCCAGACAATCTCTGAATTCCGAAAGTGGGTCAAGGCGCGGGTCGTCCGTAACCTCATAACGCTGGGCTACATCGGGGACGGGCTAAGTCGTTTGAAAATAGTGTTTTACGGAGAAGGGTACGGTAGCGTGCTGGGTTGGTGACTTTCAATTTCTCGTATGAGGGCTTCTGTCTAAAATGGGCACTATTTATCTGATTCGCAACCTAATCAACGGGAAGTGCTACGTTGGTCAAACCACGCTAACGCTTCGCGAGCGGTGGAATTGCCATTTAAGCGCGTCCAGAAATACGCCTAAACCCTCCTATTTTCAAAGAGCAATCCAGAAGTATGGTGCCGATAACTTTTCCATAGAGGTTCTGGTTGAAACAGAAGATCGGGAGGTTGTCGATCAACTGGAGATTTTTTATATACAACAATTTGATTCTACCAATCACGAGAAGGGGTATAACTTGCAAATTGGGGGAAGAGACGGGGGAGGAGGTAGGCCCATCGGCATCCTAGTCTCAGATGAAACTCGAAAAAAGTTGCGTCAGTCGCATCTAGGAAAGAAGCACAGCGCCGAGCATAATCAGCATGTCAGTGAATCCCTGATGGGAGACAAAAACCCGCGATTTGGGTCAAACTGGATGCATAGGGGCAACGAAGAAAAATTAGTTTCAAAAGATGCTCAAACGACCTTCATTCAGAGTGGTTGGAAATTAGGAAGACCTTCCGCCATAGATCAAGCTAATGAGATGAGGAAGAAGCTCGTTTGGACTCCTGAATTACAGGCCGAAACCGCTCAGAGGGCGAGAAAGCAAAATCGGGGGGAGAGCGGGAGGTTTCAATGTTCGTAACAATCCCCCTTTCCAAGTTGTATCAAAAGTTTGGGGTAAAGACAGCTATTTCCCTCCCAGACATCGTAAGACAAACCAACGCATTTTCGAAAAAGTACCGCCCGGGCTGCTCGCCCACGTTGCTCGATTCGAATCCGAAAGCCCTATTTCTGCACTATAACGTGAAGTGCAACAAAGAAGATTCCGACCCTGCGGGGCACGATGTGCGCGTGCAATTCGACGTGACGAAGGTACAGGAGTCGAGCCAAGCGAAGGACCTCGATGTGCAGATTAGCTGCTCTTGTGTCGCTCCCGGCACGATGGTAAAAATGGCCGATGGTACAGAAAAACCTATAGAACAGATACAAGTTGGGGATTGGGTTATTACGCACAAAGGCAGGGCACGAAGAGTCACGGCGGTAACAAGTCGTTCAGCAAAGGAGAATGAACAGGCTTGGGAGACTAAAGCCGAAGGTTACCGAGACTCGTTGATTCTTTCCGACGACCATCCGTTGGGTGTCGTGCGAGGGCACGAACTATGTGCATGTGGGTGTGGTGAGCCCCTGTACCCCATGCACTATCGCAATGTGACTATCAGACAGCGATGGGCTCGTAGGTTTGTTAAAGGACATTATCGTCGTGGAGAAGCTAATCCAGATAATTTTTCTGGTGGATGTTTTGGGTGGAAACCCCCGTTTGAATTGGTAGAAAGGGAGCAGCTATATTTTCCTAAAATTACATGGGCTGGGACCGAAGAAGTCGATCCCAATTTCGCAAGTTTGGTCGGATATTATCTCGCCGAAGGTCATGTTCCCGTCTATTTGAAAAAACTCGGGAGATGGGGCAATGAAATTGTATGCGTGAAGTCCGCCGTGGTTTCCCTTGAAGGCGGCGAACATCGAGTGTATGGTGTCACATTCACGCTAAACCAGAACGAGCGTTACACGCTCGCCGCCGATATTGAAACCAAGGCTAAACTGTTTTGCGGGGAAGGCGTTGAAATTTCGGTTCAAGACCATCAGCACAAAACCCACAAGTGGCTCACCGTCACTGTTAAAGACAAAAATCTAGCCGCTGCTATGGTTCGTGCGGTTGGTCGGGGGAGCTTGGACAAAAAATTGTCCGATTGGGTGCTGGGGTGGTCGTTAGAGGCAATGACGGCTTTGGTCAGTTCCTATGCCTTAGGAGATGGCTATGTGGGAAATGGTAAGCAATGCGTGTTTTCTGTTTCTCGGGACTTGATCTCGCAGGTTTCAATGTTCCTTTTTTCTATTGGCGTTTGGCACGGCTGGACTTATCACCGCAAGAATGGTACCAAAAATACTAGCTATCGTCTGAATTGGAATTATCGCGAATATCCGCAGCTTTTAGATGTCATGATGGATAGGATGCGTGAGGAAGATAGAACAAGAGCGGAAGCACGATTGAATAAAGAAAGCTGCTGGGGAGATTGTCGCGACCGCGAATGGGGAACAGGGTTTATTCGATCTTTGCGATCCAAGAAAAGAATTAAAGCTCCGAGTGTTTTTCATGACCTTACCGTTGATGAGGATGAATCGTTTATCGCCAATGGAATCGTTGTTCATAATTGTCCCGCGTTCTTATATTGGGGTGCCCAGTGGAACCTCCACCAGCGTGACGGCCTGCTAGGGACGCCCAGACCGCTCCTACAGGCACCCACAGAGCGGCTTGACCTGCGGGGGAACTTCGTTATCTGCAAGCACATCCATGCGGTGTTCGAGCGCATCCTGCCAAGTGTCCAGCACAACGTCGTGAAGATATTGCGCGAGCGTGAGATACAGCGCAAAAAGGACGAAGTGGACATGACACCCGAACGCCTCCAAGAAAAACAGGAGGAGATGAAGAAAAAGAAGGAACTGGAGAAAATCAGGAAGGTCAAGGACAAGGAAGTCCAGAATAAGCTGATGGAGGCTTTGCAGAACCAAGAGGAAGCCCGCATGTTGCACCAGAAAGAACTGGAGGAGCAAGCGGAGCCCGTGGTGGAGCGTGACCGCCCAGCGACGGAGCCCGTCGAGGAAGCCCCGAAGCTAGGGCCAAAGCCAAAGGCACCCGCACCTGCCCCGATGCCCGAGCCAAAGGGCGAGGAAGAAGCGATTCAGAATCTCTACCAGCAAGAACAAAAGAGTATTGAAGAAAAGCACCAAAAGGGAGAGCCGCACCTGCATAAGGGCTTGCCCTACGAAGAGGAGAAACCCGTGAAGGAAAAGAAATCACCTGAGTATATGGAAAAACTCCGTAAGGTCTGGCAGTACATCAAAGATAGGGCCAAGGAGCTTGCTCTTAGCGAAGAAGGGAAATAACATGTCTCTCGGACCTTGGAATCGTGGCGACATCATCGATTTACACATCTTCATCCTGTTGCTGATCTGGTTCACACTAGATCGTTGCAACATTTACCTTTCGGATTGGATCGTCAAGGATCGGCTCAACAGACTGGTTGACTGGCTATTTAAGAGGTCGTAATGCTACAGGCGTTCACAAATGGGGCGTATCCGAACCGAATCCAGCTTACGCTGGGATCGTATATCGGCCCTTTTGTGCAAAATGGACCTTTGGGCGCGTTTAACCCCATTCGTGATCTGAGCATCTGGGTGGACGGCTCGCTCCAGACCATACAATCATGGTCGTTCGACACGACCAACAATCGATACCTGATGTATTTGAACCAAGCCGTCAACGCTCAGGGCTTCGTTCAAGTTGTCCACCATGTGCCAAATCCGCCATTCGCGGATATGCTCCCCACCGAGTTGCTTGGTTTCGCATTGGTCGCAGGTTATATACCGGGCGGCGACACCTACGTTCCCGCGATGAGTTTGACCGCCGTGCCAGCAATTGTTCAACTCGGCACCGCATCCGTATTTTTGTTGTGGCTCACCACTGGCGTGGCGCAGGTCAAAATAGAGTTCTTGTTTGGGTCGCCGCCGTTCATTACGGGATTCTTGGGAGCCAACGGCATTTACGTATTGCCGCTGACTGGAGTACCAATTGGCGTTTACACGCTGATAATGACGGGGTATGATTCTCTGGGAAACCCCGTTTTGGTTGGTTCTCCCCCCGCCCCATTAACGGCTACTGCGACCCTGACTATAACAAACATTGGCTATCTCGTGCAAGACGACGGGGTTTCGAGATTCCTCCTCGACGACCCCCCTGGGTATATCCTGTTGGATACATAACGGCTTTCATTTCCCTTTTTAGGAGAAACTATGTCTGACAAAACAATTGAAGCACTGACTGGCGTCCTCGCCGTGGGCACGGACCTGATCCCCATCTCGCGCTCACCATACGTCACCAATTACAAAGTGACCGCGCAGAGCATCGCGAACTTGGCTCCTATCACGACCTCTTTGCCCTTCAGCGCCATTACCGCAGCCGTGAATACGGTCGCATTGGTCACGAGCGGTTCTATTATGGTCAGCGGTTCGGGTATCATTCAGGCAACCCAAATTTGGAGTGTGGTTGTTAGTAGCACACCTCCGAGCGGAGGGCAAGTATTGACAGCGGCTACACCGACAACCGCTAATTGGCAAACACCCGCCAGCAGCGTGATCATAGCGCCTCGCAACATCTGGTCTTCAGGATTTTCAATGACGCCAGTCAGTGCTTCAGCAAACACAGGACCGGGTGGTACGAATAATGAAGTCTGGACATATCCATTTTTCCTCGATTTAGGCACTACTGTTGGGCACATCTCTCAGCAAGTATCCGTTATGACCCCACAATCATTTTCATGTGGGATATACTCACTAGATGGAACGATCTTGTATCTGCAAGCAATGTTTGCAGGGAACACTAACGCGTATCAAACTATTGCCATCACACCAGTTACGCTTCAACCGGGGGCATACCGTTTCGCGTTTGGTCTGGGGGGTTCAACGCTCACCTTTTCTTTTGGTGTAAGTATTAATCCTAACGTGTACAACCTCGGTCCCGTGCCTTATGTCGCTTTATGTGGCAACCCGTTGAATGGTGATTATACGATGCCTTCTTCCCTTGGATCATTCACTGCGTATGGCCTCACAGGTTGGCCTAGTTTCTTGCTGCAACCATAAAATGCCGAGGGCGGCATCACGAACAACAACGGGTCTGTGGAGGACGAGTGTGATGAGCTAACCATATTGGTGGGAATGGGTGATCATGCTGATTTAAGTACATTAGTATCAATATTTTACGGCGCTACCAAGAACGGCGTCATTGAGTGATAGTTTGTAAAGGCTAGTCATCAGCGAGTGGGGAATCACACTACCGAAACCTCAATATGAGCGCACTTTAGCACTATCCCTAGCTAGGAGCAAACGAACATGGCAAAGAAAATCGCAGCACAAGACGCAACGGCAATGAATTCGCTCTACAAAGGCGAACTCGGTCGCCTCGGCCTCAAGGTCGCCCAGAAGGACGGCAAAGAGGGCGTGATGGGCATCTCTCACGATCCACAGGCTTTCGCAGACCACAGCGAGTATATGTCCGTCCTCGAATCAGTATTAAAAGAGGATGAAAAAACCGCTGGAGACCCCAACGATCCGGTCGTTGATTGATCGGTGAAAAATGCTCATTTACCGTGTGACAAATACGGTCAATGGCAAGGTATACATCGGCAAGTGGTCTCATCCCACCTCCGACCTTCGCTGGCGACTACACAAATCAGCCGCTAAAAACGGGAGCCCGTACTATTTCCATCGGGCGATCCGCAAGTACGGCCCTGACGCCTTCAAGGTCGAAGTAATTCACCGCGCTCAGACTCTTGACGAGCTTTCTAAAATGGAAACGTTTTTCATCATTCTTCACCAGAGCCACAAACCTGAGAATGGGTACAATATGACCATGGGCGGGGAAGGCAGACTTGGACCCATGCCCGAAGAGTGGAAGAAGTGGAAATCGGGACACTCCAAGCAGTGGTGGGATGACGTTGAATACCGCACGTTACAGACTCAAAGTCATAAGGACTGGTGGACCCCCGAACGTCGTATAGAGAATGCTCGGCGTCTGCAACTACGTCGTGAGTCGGGGCAAGACCCGAGACTCGGCACTGGAAAGGGTCCGGGAACAGGACACAAGCACACCCCTGAAACCTGCGCCAAACTCAGTGCAATGAAAAATAAGCCTGTACGTTGTATTGATACGAATGAAATCTTTCCGTCTCTCACTGCGGTGACACAACAGTTCGGTGATTGCACGACCAACCTGTCACGAGCCATTAAACAGGGCTACTTCTTTGCTGGAAAGCGGTGGGAATATGCCCAACAGCCTGCCGCCTAAACTCGTCCACTCGATCCGTGCAGGACAAATCGTATACGGTGTCGATGGGAAAGCCTACCGTGTTTCATCTACATTAAAAGTGGCGGGAGAACTCGCTTTCAAGTTGGCCGATCTCCAAGGGCGACCATGCCCAACCCCCGCAGACTTTTTCCCGATTGACGGGACTCGGATGCATTTCGCGTCCATCCTGAAGTTTGCCTTCAACAAAGACCTGACCGCGATTGTTAACGAGATGATCGAACAGGCGGGTCTGCCGACTGACCCCAAAATGGATTGGTCGAAGTACCTCACCAAGGTCTATTCGGCAATCCTCAACTCCGTAACCACCGACCCCGACATTCAGGATGAAGTGATTTATCGGACGGTAGTCGCCCTCCTGTTCGAACGAAAGCAGAAGAACGGTAAAAAGATTCTGGAGAATTTCGCCGAGAAGGTCAAGGGTTTCGCACCCGAGACCCAGAAGAAGCCGCTCGAAGAGCAGGTCAGTGATTACCTCAAGAGCACTTTCATCTACTATGCCAAGGCTCATGCCAAGGCCGATGCCGTCGAGCTTATGCGCCCCGAAGAGATGAGCATGGAGCAACCCGGAGAAGAGGGTGAGACCTACAACATTCTCGACACCGAAGAACACGCCACAGCCCCGAGCGTCGGACAATACGAGGGCGACCGCGATATCACGATGTTTATCTCTCATTTTTTGAATTGGGTAGCGACCAAAGAGACCCCGAAGTCCGCCCCCAACTACGCCGCACTGCTCAAGATTTATTGGGATCAAGCTCAGCAGTCCGAGCGCGGGGATGTTAAGATCAGCGATCTGACTCAAGAGTGGATTCGCCGCACAGGATTGAGCTTTGACTCCCTGAAGCAGTATCGGGACAAGCTCGGCAGCCTGATTCGGGACTTCGTTTACGAGAACAAAGCTCAACTGGGTAACTCCTACAAGCTCGTGGATTTACTACAACACATGTTCCCACCGCCTCCGAAGGCGAAAGCACGTCCAGCCAAGGCGTCATCCGCAAAGCCCAAGTGCCCGCACTGCGGCTCAGGTGACTACGGTTTGATGCCTACGGATTTCGAGACCGCCAAGTGCAACAAGTGTGGCAAGAACTGGAACCATGGCATTGTTGAGGGCATCAATGACCCGAAGACTGCCGCCCCGCAGACGAGTATGGATATCCACCCACCTGCGAGCGAGCGTGCGGATTATTGTGACGGTTGCGACCGTGTAAAAGCGAATTGCGTATGTGACGACAAGACGGCGGCACTAGACCCAGATGATGAATACTACGGTTACAAGTGTGCGGTTTGTGGTGATGAGAATTTTGCCCGTACTCCGGGCGGATCGCTAGTTTGCATGACCTGCCACCCACCGAAACGGTCGGCACTCGGGCAGTGCTCCTGTGAATGGCCTGAATGCCCACTAGGTCACCCCGCTGCTGGTTGTATGAATCCCGCTGCTCACAAGGTTGAAATTTATGGCACCAAGACCCGCCTGTGCCAACCATGCCTTAGCGCAACCATCGAGTACATTAGCCTTGAGCAGGGCGGCGGCGACCCGGGTGATGAGGTGAAAGTTCTGTCATCCGAAGATGACAACCCACCCGCGCCCGATTCTCCAACTAAGTGTTCCACGTGCGGCAAGGAGTGCGGAAGTAAAATTTGTGATGAATGTCGTGCTCATTATACGAAGACTTCAGCGTTAGTTCAGCCTTCCGTTGCTTTTATGAACGAGCACGGCATTGTTACGGACTTTGGACAGGCACAAGACATGATTCAGGATGGGAAAGTTGCGGGCTCCATTCCGCGCTACGGCGTGTGGCAGAGCAAGCCCGGAGTTAAGGGCGGGCGTCCACAGGTTGTCAAAACCACGAACGATCTGGAAGAGGCCAAACAATTCCTTGGCGAGAAAACGGCAAGTAAGTACGGCGACAAGATCAAAAAGATGGAAGCCCGTCGCGGGGAAACTATCGAGAAAACCCTCAAGAGGGCGGACGGAGAAGTAACCGAGAAATCTGTCGAGAAGCCCACCCTTCAAAAAATTCCTAACGATGGCGGCTTCACGCCCATCGCGGGCATTGAGAAAGAAGGAATGCTCGGTCATGATTTCTATGATGAGCGCACGGGCGAGACTGGGATTCGTCCTCAAATCACACCCGGTGACACTGGACGCTTACCTCATGGACGCACGCAGGGCAGTGAAAAGCCAAGTTGTAATTGTGGGATCACTCCGTGGGACTCTGGAATACACAAGCCGTGGTGCAATGTCAATCAACATCCCCGAGAAGAACACGATTTGACTGCTGCGGATATCGAACGTGATCCCCAGCTTGAGACCAACGAAAACTTTGATGTTAAACCTGATCCCCTATTAGAGACTGGTCCAACCTACCAAAACTACGGATATGCCCCCGCTAAGGGCAGCGAGCGGGGCAGGGGTGAGACCGACCACTACGACAGCAACGTCGAGGTTTTGAAGAAGTATGAGTACGCCCCCTTCAGCGGCAAGGCAGGGAAGAAGCAGTATTGGAAGAGCCCTATTGGGACTGTGGTCACCCTGTCCCCTGATGGGCGGTGGAAGCACTCGGACGGCACCGAGGGAACGCTCAGCGGAGACTTAGATAACCACCTCTTGAAGTATCATCACAAAGTTGTTCCAAGGATGGGATCGGAACTTTCAGGTCGCAGCGGCGGTCCAGATGACGTGCGCGGAGCGGGCGATCTCTGGCGTGAAGAGTTCTATCAAGAGGGAGGTTCGGCGATGGCTCCAAGGATTGCAACATCGGTAAAGGTACTACCATGCTGTGGGTCGATTACAAATCACCACAAGCCTGATTGCAAAGTGTATAATCAGAACTTCACCGATACTCTCAAGAAGTTGTACCCCGAGAAGTTCAAGAAGGGTGACACCATTGTGTCCACGACAAAGACTGCTAGCGATCAATGGAAAGTCACTATTCGTGACCCCAAGGGTAAGGAACGATATGAACAAGTCAAAGGTCCAAACTACAATTCCGTCGAGCGTGCGGTGACCAAGAGGATGAAGGATAATGAACAGGTCGTCAGTGTGACGGTTGCCCACAAGAAGGATGCAGCGGCAGCAGCACCAGCAACCCCCGCAGCAGCACCAGCGGCTCCCGCTCCAGCCGCGCCACAACCCATGGCGATCACCCAGCCACCCGGAACGGCTATCGCTCTCCCGAGTCAACAAGACGATAAAAGACCAATGCGAAAGACGGTTGTACCCGAACTTCCCGGAAAGAAGTGGCACATGACAAGCGGGCTAACGCCCGAGGAACTTGATCGCAAGCTTGTCCACGTTGTAACGGAATACGATAGGAAACAACAGGGCAAGCGGGGATACAACCCTTATGCATTGCCGCAGTATCTCGCCCGCGTGCAAGAGGTTCTTGAGGACATTAAGAACGGTGCCAATGTGCGCGAAGCAATTGTAGCGGGGTTTTTGGGCAGGTTGCAGGATGTCTGTTTGAAGGCTGTGGGCGAAGCTAAGGGGACGGATGACGAAGCTCGGGGTAGCGGGGCATGGTCATATTCGCCCACGAAACAGGGGGCTGAAATGAAAACAGCAAGCATCCTTGAAGATGCCTTCGAATATTTCATGGAAGGCAAGAAGGACAAGCACTCGGGACTTGGCGCGGTGTTCAACGAGACGTACACCCGCACGGGGCAGGGCGAATCCAAATACATGGCCGTCAGCAAGCTCATGATGGATTATGAGTATGCCTTCCAGCGTCAAGAAGACGGTTCGTTGAGCGACGAGGACAATCTCCGCGAGGATGCAGAGAATGCTCTACGTGAGATTATCCAAGATGAAGGTGTTGACGACCCGAACTACAGCGAGAGTGACACACCCGCAAAAGAGATGCTCAAGACTGAACAGAACACACAAGACATGGAAATGGCGGTTCAGGAGTTGGCGAACACCCACCCATCGACTGAGATTCACGAACGTTGCGAACCCGTGTTCGAGCATGGTCAGTGGCGGGTTATTTGCGGCCCGTGCGGAGCCATTTGGTCGGTTGTTGATGTTGAGGGAGCACAGGGTAATCAGGGCCTCGACTTGGAAGAGGTGGAAGTGGGCGACGAGTCGTGCCAAGAAAATTTCCATAAGGGTTCGACCGAGAAGAAGGCATTTGAGCCCGATGCCCAATCGGGCATCCGTGGCTCCAACGACGGCGAGTACATTTTTCAGGCGGACATATATTGTGGCAAGTGTGCACAGGAAATCGCGGCGGACATCACTGCCGCTGGGCAGGCTCCAGAAAACCCGCAGGATGAAACTTCCTACGACTCCGACGATTTCCCCAAGGGACCGGGCTTCGACGAGGAAAGCGATTCTCCTCAACATTGTGCTGGTTGCCACATTTTCCTTGAGAACCCACTGACGACGCATGGTCAGGAGTACATGCAGTCGATGGTTGATGAGGCTCTGGCAAAGGGTCGCGGCGAAGAGCCGCACATTAAGGAATGGATGGACTTCTACGGTTACCATCCCGAGGAGAAGGACATGCAAGAACACGAATCATCCGACGCATCAGACAAGATCAACGCGCTACCACAGCGCGGTAAGCCGAAGACCCCCGTACAATTGGGGTTGGTTGAAAAATCTGATACGGACCTTCGTCTTGAGGGAATCCCCCTAAGAAGCAGTGAGGAAAAGGAAGCAGCCATGGACAACAAGAAAGCAGCGGAACCAACAGGCAAGGTTGACGGAGGCAAGTACGTCACTGTCACCTATGTCAATAACGGCATCGAGTTGAGCCCCACCGAGCAACTGAAGCAAGAGCTTGCTCAGGGCGGGCCGCAGGATGCACAGACTTACGCCGACATTTGGGAACTGATGGAGGACTTTTTCACCAACGGCTGGGAGACTATTGCTCCCGAGGACATTGGTGCGCTGACTGATGGCGAGATTTTCCAAGACCCTGACGGCAACGTCTATTGGCACGAGCGGTATCAGATCGAGAGTATGCTCGACGAACTGAAAGCGGGCAACAAGGTGTTCATGGAATACGGCGGCAACATGCATGAAGACGAGGGCGAGATCGCCCCGCCTGCCGAGCATCAGTCTTCCGTGGAGAAGGAAGCCACGGGCGAGATGAGCCAGTCCGAAGCCGATGATGTCGAGGCATGGCCGATGCACCACGCCATCGCGAAAGCGTTGGGCGGTACGGTCAAGGCTTTCGACCAGTATCAGGGTCCGTATGTTCTTGTGGGCTCCGAGATTCGTGGGCAGGGCGTCTATGCCCCAGCCATCCCGATGAAGGGCACTGTCCGTCTGTGGATTCAGTCGGCTGAAGGCGCAGACGGAGCGGAGCTTCAGGTCTACAACGAAGACAATGAGAAGCTCAGCGAGCCGTTCTGGTGGGAAGACACCAACGCAGCGGTCGATGCCGCTATGAGCGTGCTCGATCAGCCTGCCCAACCCGCAGCGAAGGGCAAGAAACAGCCCGCAAAGCGTAAGGGCAGCGAAGAGAAGCAAGCGGCACCCGGCGACGGTGGGCTCCAACGCGACGTACAGAACCAGTACGAGAACCATCCCGTGGTCGAGATGCTGTGGGACTACATCAAGCGTGATCCGTCGAACAAGGAGCGCGTACAGACGGCGTGGGGCACCAAGACGAAGCAGGGCTTGGTCTTGAGTGTCGCCCGTGCTCTGAAGGACGCCCCAGTTTCGGGAGAATAGTCATGGAATTGAAGGAGAAACCGTGTCTCCAATGCGGAGAAGCGGACAAAAGCAAATTTAACAAAAGAACCTCAGGCTCCGAGGGGTTGCAATCATATTGCAAAGCTTGTCAAGCCCTTCAGAGAGTGACGGACCCGACTAAACTGAGGATGTACCACCAGACGTACATAGCAAAATTCGGAACCACCAAACGAGCACGACTTGGCGTTACGACAGAAGATTTTGCTCGAATGATTGAAGAACAACATGGGCTTTGCGCCCTGTGTTTTAAGCCGCTGATTTTTGTTAAAGGCCCCGCTGGGCCTGCTTTAGATCACGATCATGAGACTCAAAAGGTTCGTGGAGTAGTACATGCGTCGTGTAACAAGGCGATTGGATTTCTCGGGGACGATCCCGTGATGGCTCGATTAGCCGCAGAATACTTGGAAAAACACGCCTACCAAACATCTATTGTAGGGGTATAAGAGAGGGAAACACCATGGCAAACGTGAAGAAAGCAAACCGTGAGGAAGTTCGCAAGGCTATCTTAGCCCGCCGCGAAGCCCGCAAGCAGGAAAAGACCGCCAAATACGCGAAAATGCGTGAGACCGCGAAGGCCCCAGCGAAGTTCGCCAAGGTCCTCGATGACCTCGTAGCGAAGACCGCACGCCAAGCCTATAGCATGGAAGCCCTCCGCGAGAACCTCGGACTGGTCAGAATTGCCAAGGAAGCTCCCACCAAGGCCCGCATCGCCGCCGCCAAGAACTACGGCAAGGGATTCATCCGTGTCGCCGAAGAGCAGCCCGATGTGCTGGCAGACGCCCTCAAAGAAGCCTACAAGGGCTTGGATGAGCAGGCAGCCGCCATGGAAATCGCCGCTGAAGCTTTGGGCATCGACCTCGGGGCAACCCCAGTCGAGAAGGCATTCTCCGAAGAAGGCAAGCACGAAATTGAAGACGGTGAAGCAAAGGGCGAGGAAGAGTTGGTTGTGGTAGACGCCGACAAGGACGCTCCGAAGGAAGGTCCGTTTGCCGAGGCAAAGGAAGAAGCCGAAGGCAAGGAAGAGCCCGACTTTGAGTCAGAAGAAGAGCCCGAGGGAGAGAAGGAAGCTGCTTCTGGTTCCGACGCTTTCAGTACCGACCGTGGCAAAGACGGGGCACCGAAGCCTCCGCAGAAGACTCAGGCTCCGCAAGCTCAGGGTCAGTCCGATGGCAACAAGATAGGCGCACAGGGGAAGTCCGCCGCGATGAGCAAGAAAGACTTCATCGCCTTGGCTGACGCGATCAAGAACATGAGCGTTGGACCCGAAGAGAAACGCAACATCGCCGAGGGCCTGTGCAGCACGCTCCGCGCATCCAACCCACGTTTCATGAAGGATCGTTTCATGGGATACGTGATGGGCGAGAATGGTCCGGGCGGCGGTGCAGTAAAGCCGATTGGACAGCCACGCAAGCCACGTCCTGCCCCAGTGACGACTGCCCCCGCCGAAGGCATCTAAATGTTCTTCGTCTTCACAGGTGAAGAATATTACCCGGGAGGCGGCTGGGAGGATTTCCAAGGCACTGCCGCTACCATCGAGGAAGCTCGTGGCGTGGTAGAGTCTGTGATGGGCAACGACGAGTGGTATCAGATCGTGGATGCCGACTCCCTGAAGATGGTCGAACAGGGCTCCATCAAGGATGTAACCACGTATGACCCATACGAAGAGAAGCGCCAATCCGTCCCCCGTACCCTCTGAGCCGCTGCCTGTGCCCACTCCCGCCGCTCCCGTGGTAGAGGAAAAGATTGGATTCTTGCACAAAGTCGTCAGATTCATTGCACGCGCATTCTCCGAAAATGGAGAACCCAGCAGCGCCCGTATCCTATCAGGATGGCTGAGTGTAAGCAGCATGGCCTTGATTTGGTTCATAGTGCGGCACGCCTTCTACACTGATAATCAAGAAAAACTTATGACGTGGGTCGGTGGGCTTCCCGCCATCATCTATGCGCTGGCGGCGTTCGCTATCAGTCCGTTTGGTCTGGCGAAGATCAGCAGCATTTGGAACAAGGATAAGGACAAGGACGGCGAAGGTAAGGGATGAAGAAGTATTTCAGCAGCGTGGTCTTCTGGTGCTGGGCGTGGTACATACTAGCGCACGTCGCCGACATGCTCACATCACTCAGGCGTTGGGGTTGCTTCGAGTTGAACCCCTATTTTCGTGACGCTTCTCACCGTTTTGTCGCACTGCATGGGCTAATCGGCAAGTCAACACTCACCCTTGCGCTGGCAGGCGTGAGCTACCTTGCCTACCGCCTCGTTGCTCCACTGGATAAACGATGGGCCACTCTCCTAGCCAGCGTCCTCCCGCTCTGGTACGGATGGCTTATTTGGCGAGTCGTGGACAGCAACCTGTTCGTCATCCTCCGCTGGGTTAATCCGTAGTATAATAGTCTTTCAGACTCTTTTATAGGGGATGATGCTTATGCATGGGACTGGCGATGTTCTCGACGATCTGCTTAAAGTTGCCGGGACAGTAAAGAAGGTAGCCGTCAGTGTAGGCGATGAAGTCCGTGGCCGCTTACCCGGCGGTTCCATGGTTCGCGGAATCCTCAAAGAAATTCAAGGCGACAAAGCAGTCATTCAACCGGAACGCGGCAATCCACGAACAGTAGACTTCAGCACTGTACAATCCACCGACGAGCTTGCAAACGCTCAAGTCGTAAACCAAAGACAACTCCGCGAAGACATGGCCCGCCCACAATACAATGCGGAAGAAACAGCCATCCACCAAGAGCTTATCCAGCGTGGCGTACAAGGCGCGACCGTCTCCGAGATCGCTACGGCTACCGGGGTACGTGCTAACGAAGCGACCATTACGCGGGCGATCAGGCAGTTAAGGGAGGACCCCGCTTATGAATTGCTGCCAGTAGGTACGGATGCCGATGGTAGCTCACGTTATTTTGTGTTCCCCGCAGGACAGGTGCCAGCGGGATTCGCGCCTCCGCGACTAGGGAGAGGGATCAATGAAGTAAGTGAGTCGCTTTTGATGAACTGGTTGTCGCAGAATCCCGGTCAATGGACGGTAGACGAAGCGTCGGCTGGGTTGGGACTACCGAATAAAGGGGAATCGATCAGTGCTCTTGTGCGTGCCAAACTCGGGCCCGAAGGCAAGGTCAACGTCCACAAGAATGAGCGCGGACGCGATTTGAAGATCAGCTTCAACCATCTCTAAAATATTCCTCAAAAAACCTACCCAAAATGGTTAAAACAAAGGTATAATAGCCTTCAGGGGGCGCTTAATGCTTGAAACAGGCAATGTCCTTGTAGGCGAAGAGGTTCGTGGCCGACTTCCTAATAGTGGTTCGATGGTTCATGGGGACCTCGAAGAAATTCAGGGTGATAAAGCAATCATCAGGGACAAGCGTGGCAAACTATGGACGGTGGACCTCAACACCGTACACCCCACCGACGAACTTGCGGAAGCCAAAGCAGTAAATCAAAGACAATTACGGGAAGACATGGCTCGCCCGCCCTACCATTTGACCCCAGAGCAAGAAAACATCCAGCAAACGCTTCTGTTGTTGGGAAACGCCACGATTGAAGAATTGATGGATGTAACCGACACCAAATACACCGAAGAGACTGTTGCGGTCGTCGTGAGAAAGATGCGGGAAGACGGTCATGTCGTCGATCAACGGAGAGATGAGAGTGGGAGTTCCCGTTACTACGTTGACCAGCCACTCGGCACCATACCCGACGACGCAGGTCAAGGCATCAACGTGGCCCGCAGGGATGAAATCGTTGCATGGCTGAGAGCGAACCCCGATTGGCACAACGATGCGGAAATCGCCGCTGGGTTGGGGTTGAATCGAAACGCCTCTACATCTATCGCTAGGACGACACGGACCCTCGCGATAGAGGGTATACTGGAAAAACGCCTACTCGAAAATCGGCGTCAGGTGCGAATCCGCCGTTAGTCTTCGTAATTCCGCCACATGCATTCTACCTTGGTGGTGGGTATGTGTTTCGCTCCCGCCTTGCCGTTCTCGTCGAAGGTGTTCTGACCATGGTAAATCCCCTTAGTCCAGAATGGCGGACCCAACTTGCTTGAATAAAACTGATCGTGATCGTACTCACTCAGCAACCACTTGAACTTCGCTCCAAGCAAAAACCGCACGAGTTCGTCGTGATCCAAATCCTGCTTTTTGTAGCCGTGTACCTGCGATTTGCGGTACGGCGGATCGAGGTAGGCGATGTCGTCAGGCCCCAGATCGGCACATGCGACTTGGTAGTCGAGGGCTGTGATAATCACGTTATGCTTAATCAGGATGTCCTGTGTGTTCCGCAAGGATGCACGGTAATACTTTTCGTTCAAACCACGATTTAGCGGACGCGGCCCAGCCGACCACCCCCCACCACTGAACGTCACCCACGGCTCTATGGCCTCATAGTACGGATCACCATCAAGCTCCCCTCGCCGTCCGCGCAGGATAATGTCACGGAATTCTGTAGTAGGCGGCAGTCGTAGGTTGTCCCCCAGCATCCTGACCGCTTCGAAAAACGGGGCTGTCCGTAGGTCATTGAATATGACTTTTACGTACTCTTTGGTCTGGGATGCGAGAACGTTAAGCCCCACGTTACCCTTTCCTGCAAAGGCGTCGAGGAACACGGGGGCTTTACTTGGGAGAGCGGCGGTGATATATTTGACCCAGCGAGATTTCGCACCGGGGTACTGGTACGAGATTTTGACGGGCTTCGGCTTGTCCATATCCCCTAATACTGTCTTTTGGGTCTCCCCTGACCGCCGTAAATAAATTGCGATTTTCCTAGCCAAAATCCCAATCTTTCTGGTAAAATGGTTGATAACATGGGAGAAACGGCTTGAAAAAGCTTGGCTTTACATCAGCGCAGATTTATGACGCCGAAGAGAAGCAAGAAGCTCGGGAAGAGCTTCACAGCATTCTGGCGCGAGAATCTGGCGGCACCCTGCTGATTTTGCCCGGTCCTCGGGACCATGAAACACGTACCGCTATGAGGAACGGTTGGGCTCTCGACCGCATCATCCTCGTCGATAAAAGTGCAGCGGTTCTCGCTCTCCACACACGAAATTTTACGGAGGCTTTATGTGTGGCTGTACCCAACCACGTTACTACCGCTCTAAAACCACATCGAAAAAAGCGAGCCAGCTTTCCGACACCGAAAAGCGCAGCATGGTCCAGAGCCATGAAGACGGAAGCACGATCTATGAACTTGCCATAGTGTACGGCGTAACTCCGCGATCCGTAGCGGCATTCGTGGCGAATGCTCATAGGTAAATAATTTGGAAATTTCCTAGCCCTTTAACCCCCTTTCTTGGTATAATAGGGGTGAGGTGAATCATGCATGACACGGAGAAGTACGGCGAAGTGACGTTGCTGGAAACATTGCCCACACGCAACAACGGGTCCTCGTTTGACGGCACGGCTGGCCGAAGCGATTTTGGTTGGCATCACGGCTCCATGAACGGTGGCAAAGACATTGGCGGCCTGTGCCGTATCCGCATGGGAACCGGACTTGAATGCTGGGTGCGAGCCATTGATGTCCTTGGGGAACATGTTTTCCCCATGTAGTTGAAAACAAAGACAAAA